CTGCCCCTCGACACCCCGGATCAGGCCCTGCGCGGTGTACTTGCCGATCAGCGCCATCACCCGCGACGGGCTCTTGATCCCAAGCGACTTCCGGATCGACTTCGACATGGACTGGGCGATGCGGAGCATCTGCTGCTCGATCGCCCGCTGCTGCGACTGGAGCCCGCGCACGAGCCCGGCTGCGGCCTGGATACCGGCGCCGTACATCGCGTCCCCGGCCGTCGCCCCTGCTTTGCCCGCCGCCTTGACGAGGGCGTTCTGCTCCGCGTTGATCGCCTTGATCTGTGCGGTGGACGCGTTCGCCAAAGACGCGGCGGCGGAGGAGCCCTGGGCGACCCCGGCCTGCGCGATCTGCGCGATCAGGTCGGCGGAGACGCCCTTGGAGCGCAGCTTGGCGAGGTTCGCCGCGAACTGTTCGGCGGCGCGGCGGTTGGCGCGGAGGCCGTCGAGGATCGACTCGGCCGAGTCGCCCTCGCTGCCCTGCTGCTGGGTGATGTTGGCGCCGTCGAGGACGCCCTTTTTCACGTCGGCGGCGAGGGCGTCGCGGGCCTTGATGAGGTCCGCGTACTGTTTCTGCGCGTCCTTCAGCCGCGAGGCGACGCGCTCCTCCTGCGAGGCGAGCGCGAGGAGCTTCTTCGCGCCGGCGCCGAGGGTCTTGAGTGCCGCCGTCCGGGCCTTCCCGGGGCGGAGGCTGTCGGCGAGGATGTCCGACACCTTGCCCGAGGCGGCCTTGATCTGCTTCGTCGATCCGGTGAGACCGTCGATCAGACCGCGGGCGATCCAGCGGCCCTGAGCCTTCGTCACCTTCGACGGCGAGGCGATGCCCAACGCCTTCGCGATCGGGCCCGGGATCACGCTCTTGGCCCAACTGATCAACTTGCTGCTGATCCAGCCGCCCATCGAGCTGATGCCGTTCCAGAGGCCCTGGACGACGTTCTTCCCCTTGGTCACCAGCAGGCCGCCGAGGTTGCCCATCGCGTTGGAGATCCGGCCCGGCAGGCCACGCACCCACGCGACCATCTCCATCGCCTTGGAGACGGTGGCAGTCTTGATGGCCGTCCAGTGTTTGATCACCAGCCCCAAGAGGGTCCAGTTCAAAAACGCTTGGTAGAGCATCCCGGGGACGCCCTTCACCCAGGCCACAGTGGCGTTCCACGCGGAGACGGTCGCGTTCTTGATCGTTGACCAGTGTTTGACGATCAACCCGATCAGAGTGAAGTTCAGGAACGCGCTGACCAGGGCATCCTTCGCCCAGACGACCGCCTTGACGATCCAGCCCCACACTGCGACCGTCGCCGACTTGATCTGGTCCCAGTACGCGATCACCAGCACGACGAGTGCGCCGATCGCGAGGCCGATCCAGCCGATCGGCCCGAGCGCCAGCACCCACGCCGCCGCCATCCGGCCACCCGCGATCAGGGCCTGCGTGCCCAGCAGCACCAGCGCCGGAACAAGGACAGAAGCGATGACGATGCCCGCTGTCTTAACCTCGCCGCCATGCTCCTTCAGGACCCCGCCGAAGCGGATGACCGCCGGAATGACGGTGCCGCCAAGGAACTCGACGAACCCCTGCTGGAGTCCCCGCTTGAACTGCTCAAGGCGGACGCCCGCATTGTCGCGGAGGCTGTCGCCCATCCGGTCAGCGGCCCCGCCGACGGAGCCGAGCGCCTTGGTCGCCGAGGACGGATCCAGCGCCATGAGCGCCCGCTGCGTGTCCTCGCTCTTGGTGCCGAACAGCGTGAGCGCGGTGTTGTTGCGGTCGGTGCCGTCCTTCATCTTCCGCAACCCGTCGAAGACGCTGTCCAGCGCCTTTGCCGCCCTCGGGCCGCCCTCGACGAACGCGGCCTGCATTTCCTTGCCGCTGAGGCCGATCGCCTTGAACGCCTTGTCGACGTTCGGACCGCCCTTCTGCGTGATCAGGACCAGTTCTTTGAGAGCGTCGGCGACCACGTCGGTGTCGCGCGCGCCCGCCTTCAGACCCTGGGAGAGCAGGCCGGTCGCCTGCACCCCGCTTACGCCGATCTGGCGGAAGATCGTCGAGTACTCGTTGAAGGTGTCGGCGATGTCGTCCGCGCGCGGCCCCATGTTCTGGAGGCCCGCAGTGAGCGCGTCGAGTGCTTCGGTGCCGTCCTTCGCGAGCCCGGTCTTGATCATCTGCCCGACGGCGTTCGCGGTCTGGCCAAGATCCAGCTCGAAGGTCTGAGACAGGTCCGAGACCTTCGTCGCCAGAGACTGAAGCTGAGCCTCCGTCGCCTGCGGAGGCGCGATCCCCGCGCGCATCGTCGCGCTGATCGCGTCCGCAGCACTCTGGAAGTCCTCGGTCACCGCGTTCGCGTACAACCGACCCGCGATCTTCCCGTACCGCTGAGCCTCCGCCGGAGTCGCCCCGAGCTGCGCGCCCAGACGGCCCGTGATCCGGCCCTGATCCAGAGCCTCCGTGATCCCCGCCACCAGCAGAGCCCCGGCAGCAGCACCGGCCGCCGACGCGATCCCTCCAGCGACGTTTTTCAAGCGCTCCAGGCGGTTCCCCGTCTCGGAGACCGCCTGGTCCGCGCCATCACCCGCGCCGTCGGTGAGGCCGTCGCCGACTTGGTCTCCGGCACGACGGCCAGCGGCGACGAACCGTCCGCGCGCGTTCCGGAGGCGTCCGTCCGCGCCGCGCACGACGCCCTCGCCGAGCTGCTCGCCAGCCTGCTGCCCGGCGCGGTCGGCGTCGGCGCCCATCTGCTGCCCGGCCTGCCGCATCGCCTGCTCGGCGCGGCGGAGGGCCGGGGTGACGCCTCGGTCGTCGATCGTGATGATGCCGTTCAGCTCTCCCACGGTCAGCGCCACGACTACCTCCTACGGGGGCGGGGAGCCTCGTCCGGAGGCGGTGTGAAGTGCCGTTGCAGACGGGAGTCAGCGGAGAACAGGCCGAAGATGCGGGCCTGAAGCCACCGCCACGACCGCTCGCGGAGAATCCCGGAGCCGACATCGACGCCGTACTCGGAGTGAAGGTCGGCCTCGATCAGCGACCACTGAGCAAGGATCTGGTCCCAGGTCAGCTGCCCGGCCGACCCTTTCCGCCCCTGCTTCGGCGCCGGGATGCCGCCCTCGTACCACTCGTAGAGGCTGGTGACGGGGTCGTACTCGCCGTGACCGACCCCGAGGAGCCGCGCGACGCCTGCCGACGGGCCTCCCGATTCGGGGCTTTTCCCGGCTGCTGCCCCGTACGCCAGTACTCCTTGGCGGTGTCCTTGTCAGCCGTCACCCAGAACATCGCGGTGAGCGCGACGTGCTTGAAGGGGCCCCACTTCACCTCGCGCATGAGCGGGTCGTACGCGGCGCCGAGGCACATGCGGTAAAGGTCGAGTTCCGCCTGGTCGTCCAGGACTTCCGCGTTGCTGGGGGCCTTCCCGCCGGCGGCGAGGCGGGCCGCGAGCGAGGTAATCCGCTCGATGCGGATGCCGTCCTCGGCGGACGGGTCCTCAATGCGGTACACGCGGATCTGCCCGTCGCGGCCCTTGACGGGAAGTTCGAGGAAGTTGTCGAGGAAGTTGTCGAGCGCCTCGAACTCATTCAGGTTGGTGCTGTCGGCCATCACGCCACCGGGTTCGTGATGAGCAGCAGCGGCCCGTCGCCGGTCAGCGTCACCTCGACCTGGTCGAGGGCCGTGTACTCGCCGCCGGACGGCGCCCAGGTGACGATCGCGGTGCCCTCGTACGCCTCCGGGAGCCCGTCGCGGTCGTAGTAGCGGACGTGAACCTGGGACGCCGACCCGAAGCCGTAGGCCGCAGCCCTCAACGCTTCGTGAGTGGGGTGGTAGACCTTGACCTGGTCGTTGATACGCCGGTTGATGGTGGTGCCCAGCTCCCAGCTCTGGCCGGTCTTGGTGTTGCCCGCCCAGCCGCCGGAGTCGTAGTCCGAGGAGTCCTCGATGTTGGGCTCGGCGGCCGGGGTGAACTCGGTGACGCCGGGGACGAGCTGCCAGTCGCTGCCGTCCTTGGCGGCGGACATGTCGATCTCCAGGCGCCAGCGGCGGGCGAGCGCGGTGATCGGGGTGGGGGTGGACATGCGGTCCTCCTAGTCGATCAAGTTGGTCCCGGGCCGCACGGTCCGGAAGTAGAAGTTACTGGTCAGCTCCATGCGGCCGTGGGCGTCCTGGCCGATCCACGCCTGGGACTGCCGCCACGACAGGGAGATATGGATGCCGCCGACCTGGTAGTGCTGCCGGTTGTGGAGCGCGTCGAAGAGCGCGTCGGCGAGATCGTCGATCGCGTCCGGGTCGCGGCCCGCGCGCATCCGGAACTGCACGCCGGTGATCGCGTCGGTGAGGTCGGTGTCCTCTACCGGGTACGCGGTCATCGCGATGGCCCGCTCCGGGGTGTCCGGCATGACGCCCCGGAAGATGCCGGTCTCGCCCTCGACGAAGACGTGGTCCGGGTCGAACGTGCCGATTCCCGCAGCGTCGAGGAGGGCGCCGATGCCGTCGAGGAGGCTGGACGTGTAGCTCATCGCAGCGCCCGCCTCACCTGCGCCGCGATGATCGCCGCCACCTGCGCGCGCTCCGAATTGAGGCTGTTCTCCAAGTACTTCGCGGTCCGGCCCGGCGCGTGCCGGTAGTCGAGCCGCTCGTGCTGGACCACGGCGTACGGGGTGTCGTACGACACCATCGCCGTCAGCGACGGCTCATCCACGCTCGCCGCCCCCGACCGCTGGAGCGCCGCCTCATCGAGCGGAACGACCTCATCAGAGACCTGGAGGACGTGCTCCGCCGCGAGGAACAGGCCCCGGGCGGCAGCGTCCCGGATCTGCCGTTCTGCCGCAGCGCCGTCGAAGCGGAACCGGAAGGACTGCGGCATGACGGCCCCCTATTCGAGTTGGATCTCCACGTGGTCGGGAGTGGGCAGCCCGCCGCCGTCGCGGTTCAGCGTCTGGATGACCTTCGCGACCCGGCCGCTCGGCAGCGTCACCAGCGAGAAAGGGGGCGCCGCCGTGCCGGGGGCGGCGTAGACCGTCGATGTCGAGGTGACCTGCTCCCCGGCTGGGGACCGGACGCCCCGCGTCTGCTCGTCCACGAAGCACCGCGCCACCACACCCGGCCCGTAGCGGGGTCCCTTGCTGGTGTCGCCGAGGTACGGCGCGATCGTCACCTCATGCCGCATCAGCCAGCGGGGGATCAGCACGAGAACACCGCCCCCATCCGGAAGATGCACGCCGTCAGGTCCGGGCTGAGGAGCGCATCCCAGGCAGCCGGGGCGATCTGACGGGCAGCGGAGTCCCCGCCCGCCGTGTCGCCGCCTGCCCCGCCCAAGGTGACAGACCCGATCGACACCGTGGACCACCCGGCCCCGTCCGCCCCCGACGGATTGCCCACCTCGGCCCACCACGCGACCTGCGCGCACACCGCGTCCCGGAACGCGGCGCGCACGAGCGGGTGGGTCGGCATTCCGGTGTTGTCGACGTCGTACAGGCATCCCCGCAGCACCTGCCGGTCCAGCATCTGCGATGCCTGTGCCAGCCGGGTCCCGGTGTTGGCCGGGGCGGGGGCGGTTCCGCCGGGGTACGCCTCGTACTCCGGGACCGTTGCGTACACGCGCCCGGCAGCGGGTGCGGTGACGTTGACGGTCTCGGTCGCTGTGACCGGGCTGCCGCCTGTCGTGCCGTTCCACAGCGCCAGGTACAGGCCCGGGGCGAGGTCGGCGGCGGGAGTCCAGCCGTAGCCGTACGATCCGGTCCCCGGATGGGAGACGCCGGTGGCGGTCGGGGCGAGGACGACGGCGCCGCCGACGACGCGGGTGATGCCGATCGTCGGGGTGGCGTCGAGGTCGACAAGGGGGCCGCCCTCGTAGCTGTACCACTGCGAGAGGAGAGCGGCGGTCCGGCCGGCGATGACGTCCATCATGTCCAGCTCCCTGGGGATCCGCCCGCAGTGCACAGATGCCACGCGCCAGCCGAGTCGAGGACGGCGTCTCCGGCTGTCCAAGCGCCAGCGGCGGGGGCTCCGGGGGTGTTCTTGAATCCGGCGATGCGGATGTTCGCGAGGCCGTTCTTGGCGCCGAGCCCCGCTACGCCGGTGGTGGGGTCAAGGGTGTGGACGGCAGCCCCGTACAGACCGGCCACTGATTCGAATCGTCCGGCCCACTGGGTGTTGTGCGCGTCGGCGGAGAGGCGGGCGTACGAGCGCTGTGTCCCGCCGTCGCCCCCGAAGTCGTTGTCGGACCAGTTGGAGATGAGGAGGTCCGCGCCGGTCGCCTCCAGGTCGAGGGCGCCTCCGCCCCGGCGGAAGCGGTAGCCCTTGCCTGTGCCGAGGACGGTGAGGTCGGCGCCGTCGAGGATGAGGCCGCCGATGATGGTGACGGACCCGTCCTCGCCGATGATGACCGTGGATCCGGCGATGACCTTGCCGGTGGGGCCGGTGAAGCGCGGCACGCTGCCGTCGGTTGCCGAGCCCGGCCCGCTCACCTTGCCCGCCGCGACGTTGTCGACGTAGCCCTTCGACGCGGCGGAGAGCGGCGTGTCCGGGGACGAGTCCGGGAGCGCGAGTTCGCCGGTCATGCTGTCGCCCGCCCTGTTGACCTTGCGGGTGTCGCCGGTTGCGGACACGTAGCCGGTGGCTGCCATCGCGCCTCCCCTTCGTCACGCGGCTACGCGGACGCGCCGATGATGTGGATGTCGTACGTCACCGGCGTGCCCGCACCGCTGTTGGCGATCTTCAGGAGGTCGCCGGTACCGGCCGTGACCGCGTAGCCCGTCGCGTCGGCCACGCCCGTCCCAACCGCGAGGAACGCCCCCGGACGCAGCGTCACCGTGGACGTCGCGCCCAGCAGCGTGGCCCACGCGTTGCTGGCCGCGTTCCCGACGACGACGCTGTTCGTGTTCCCGGCCGCCGCCGCGACGATGATCCCCTTGACCCGTGCGAACGTGACTGCCGACCCGAACGCATCGAGCAACACGCCCGCCAGGTCGAGGTCTTCCGTTGCGCTCGCCGCGAGCGTCCGCCGGTCGGAGAACACCCGGTCGGCCTTCCCCGCACCCGTGCCGTTGGTCAAGGACATCGACCGGGACAGGGACTGCGCGGCCCGGCCGGTGCCGAGGTCGAGCGCGGAGGTCAGCTCCGCGAAGGCGCTGACCGCGAGCATCGTTCCAGAAAGAGGCATGTCCGTTCCCCGATCAGGTCGCGATGACGAGCGGCACGTGCCGCTTGAAGGCGGGCGTGGCGATCGTCGCCGGGGCCGTCGCGGTGATCCCGGAGCCCGACGTCTGCGCGAGGTTCCCCTCGCCCGACAGGACAGGCTTCGCGCCGGCCGAGCCCACCAGCGTCGGCACCGTCGTCGCTGCGACCGCCAGTGCCGCGTAGTACACGCCGCTCTTCGTGATCCGCACCGGCGCTGTCAGCGCGAACGTCTTCGCCGTGTCGGCTGCCCACGCCTCGCTGGTCTTGTCCGCGGACTGTGCGAGCAGCGCGCCCGCGCCCGAGTACAGGGCGGCGATCTGGTTCGTCAGCGAGCCGCCGGCCGTCCCCGCGCTGATGAACGTCAGGTTGCTGATCATGTCGCCGTCCTGGAGGTACAGGGCGACCGAGCACATGACGCCCGTCGCGGCGGCCGGGACGTCGTCCAGGCCCACGCGCGGCAAGTTCGCCCGGTGGAACGTCACCTCCGGGTCCGGGCGCCCGGCGGTGTTGAGCCAGCCGAGGTCGTTGCGGGGGTTCCCCTTGAATGCGCCGAGGAGTGTCACTGCTCGGCACCTCCGTTCTGCTCGGCCTCGGCCGGAGCCGCGGGCGTCTTCGCGGCGAGGATCTCCTCGCGCTTGCTGGTGATGCCGACGCGCGGCGTCTTGGCGGCGGCCTCGGCGTCCAGGACGCGGGTCGCCTCGTCGAGGTCGGCTTCGTCCAGGTAGGCCAGGACGTCGGCGGCCTTCTGCTTGGCCGGGTCGAAGGGGCCGTCGTCGGCCGGCGTGCGCTGTGCGGGGGTGCCGGTGACCAGCTCCTGGACGCGCTCTTCCTCAGTCAGCTCGTCGGCCGGGGCGACGCCGTAGCCGTGGCGCCGGAAGTACTCCAGCGCGGCCCGGCCCTCCTTTGTGGAGTCGTCGACGTGGCCGGTGCCCTTGGTGAAGGTCACGCCGACGGAGTCGCCGGTGAAGGACCGGACGGGGGCCTCGATCTTGTACCGGTTCATGGTCACCGCACCTTCACGTTGCGCAGGACCCCGCACGCCTTGGTGTTGCGGAGGACCGCGGCGACCGGGCCCATCTCGACCTCACCCGTCTTGACCGCACCCGCCTGCGAGAAGTCCGGGAGGAACGTCTCGATCAGCGGAGTCGACGCCATGGAGGCACCGTGGAAGGCGTCCAGCCCAAGGCTCACCGCGTAGATGTCGGTGAGGCCGGTGATGTTGCCGCCGCCGCCCGCACCGTCGGGGTCGCGGGTCTGGATCGGGATGATCGGCGCGGAGCCGTCGGCGCGGTCGCCGAGGTCGACGAGGACCCAGTCGCCGTACCGCTCGATCAGCATGCCGAGACTGTCGCGCTCGCTGGTGAACTGGCTCGCGCGGCGGGCGAGCGACTTGATGCGGCTGATCGACTTGGTGTTGCCGAGGATCGCCTTCACGCCGGCCGGGATCGAGCCGTCGGCGCCGGTGTCGCCGGATCCGGTCTGCGAGCCCATGATCCGGGACAGGAAGTCGTCGAACGCGTCGAACGCCGACATGGCGATGTCTTCGGTGGTCACCGTTGCCGGGGACCAGTCGAGGTATCCGGCCGTGATGCCCTCGTTGATCGGCAGGTACTCAGTGGTCTGGCCGACGAGGGCCTTGTCGAGGCCGTCGAAACCTGTGTCGTCGACGGCGGTGTCGCCGAGGATCAGCTCCTGCTGAAAGCGCGTCCGCATCGAGGTGAGCTTCTGCGAGAGCTGGAAGCTGATCTCGTTGCTCGCGGCGGAGCCGAGGCGGGCCAGCTTGCGGTCGACGGTGAACGCGCCGCCGAGCGGGTGGAGTTCGACGGTCTTCCGCTCGCGGGTCGCCTGGTTGGGGACGTACTCCTCGTTGAACCGGCGGAAGCTCGCGGTCGACGGGGCGAGGAGACGGGTGTAGCCGTAAGTGAGGCTGTCGCCGCCCGTGCCGGGGGTGACGGTGTCGTCCCAGACC